TGCGGCTCGACGCGCACCTGTACGCCGTCGACCGCATCGCCACCTTGCTGCCCGAGCAGCGGCAGCGGCTGGCCGGGCCCACCGCCGCCGCGGTGGAGGCTTTCAGGCTGGGCCGTGGCGGCCCGGCGCACTGGCTCAACCTGGCCGATGCCTTCAACGTGGGCGAGGCCCTGGCCAAGGCGCACATCGGCGGCGAGCCGCTGCTGCCCATCTTCGCCGCCGCACAGGCCGCGCTGGCCAGCGTGCACGACCGCCAGAGACTGCGCGACAGCTGGACCCTGCGCGCCCCCGAGCTGCAGGCGCTTGACGACGCAGCCCACTGGCACACCTGGCAGCTGGATCTGGCCAGCCAGGGTGAACTGCAAGACGCCGTGCAGCGCGTGAAGCGGCGCAGCGCCGGCGCGCTGGCGGGCAATGTCGGCGCCGGCACCACGGTGTGCATCGGCGGCCTGGGCCGCCAGGATGAGGCAGCCGTCAAGGATTCCTTGACACCTGGGCCAGCCGTTGGGGCTCGGTTGCAGCTGAAGTTAGGCTGGTGAGAAACGAAAGGACAGGCGATGGACAAATACCTGGTGCACAACCTCAGAACGATGGGCACACACCACGACGATTTCACGGTTGCGCACGAAGCGGCAGACGAAATCGAGGCCCTGATAGTGCACCGCGACAGCCTTTGCGACGCGCTGGCCGATCTGGTGCGCGCCGTCGAACAGCGCGAAGGGCCGGTAGACGACAGGGAGAGCGGCGCAGTGCAGCAGGCGTGGGCGGTGCTGATGCGGTCGCGGCCCGCACAGGAGGATCCGATGAGTGACGATGATGCCGGCGGAGCTCCGCTGGAACGAGGAGTTAGGCCATGCCAACGAAACTACTGAGCCACCTTAGCGCCGCCGACTTGGCTGAGTTTGTACGAGCGGCCAACAAAGGGCACGGAAGCAACGGCGTTTCTGGTGACGAGGCCGTGCGCCGTTTTGCGGAGTTGATAGCGGAGGAAGTGCGCACGCAAGTCGCATCTGCCGCCAGTGCCGTGATACGCGACTTTCAGGCCAGCGGCGACACCGACTTGGACGACCTGGTTCAGCAAGCACTACGCGACCTGTGCAAACGCCTGGGCGTGTATTTAAAGGCCTAACGCCCGAGTTCAGGCGCCCGCGGAGGGCGCCAGCCCGTAGCGGGTCGCCCTGGAACGACGTGTTAGGCATCACTGGAGACGAGATGACGCAACGATGCAAATGCGAACACTGGCAGGAATGCCCGACGTGCGCGCCACAAAGGTTTGATGCCGCTGGCAAGCGCAAGCCGCCAGAGCCGACGCCGCTACAAGCCTGCCGCACCGAACTGGAAGCGATGCGGGAGGTTCTTGCGCTGCACGAGGTCGGCAGCGCTTACGCGCACAGGCTGGCGGTGATGCTGGAATGTGCGCTGCTGGACCAGACCGGAACATGGAACGATGCCCATGCGCTGCTGGACGAGTACCGCGCAGCGTGCCGTGCCGCAGCACCGATGCAGGAGCCGCCGACGTTCATGGGCGAGCCTGTTGTGACGCCGAACGCCAGGTTAAGCCGCTGACAACGGCAGCGACCAAGCAACCAAAGCGCGCAAACCTTGCCAGCCGTTGGCAGTCGCGCTTGAACCGACAGTTATGCAGCGCCCTGGTGGCGGGCAACGAGAGGATGAGAATGGAACGAACCGCCTACAAAGCGATGATGCTGGCACGCGCAGTACACGCGCACCAGCAGCGCAAGTACACGAGCAACCCGTACACCGACCACCTAGCCGAAGTGGCTGGCATCGTGGCAACTGTGGCGCCGCCCGACTTTGTCGACATGATGGTTTCGGTGGCATGGCTGCACGACTGCGTGGAAGACCAGGGCGTGACCGTGACGCACCTGCGCGGCGAGTTTGGCGATGCGGTGGCAGATGGAGTGCGACTTCTGAGCGACCTTGAGAAAGGCAACCGGGCCGAGCGCAAAGCCATGAGCCGCGACAGGTTGGCGAACGCGCCGGGCTGGGTGCAGACCATCAAGTGCGCTGACCTCATCAGCAACACCAGCAGCATCGTGATGCACGACCCGAAGTTCGCGGCTGTGTACCTTGAGGAAAAGCGCCTTCTGCTGGCCCGACTGACTAACGCCAACCAGAGACTGTTGGCGCTTGCGCGGATGCAGGCGAGCGGGGCTGTTGGTGCTGCATAACGTTGCCGGTAACCGGCTGGCCCGCCAGGGCCAGTCCGGTTGAGTGGCTTGTTCGGCCCCTGTGACCGAAGCGAACCTGTAAGGACTGCTGACATGTTGAGACCCTGCGAGTACGGCTGCAACGGCTGCGACGAATGCACCGATTGGGACGAACCAGTGGCGGAAGACGACCCGCACGAACAACCCGAGTTCGGTTGCTGCCTGCCGCCCGGCGAGTGCTGCATGCCGGGCCTTCACTTCCCGAGCGAGTGCCACACGGCGGCCGACTACGAGCGGGCGCAGTTTGGCGGATGGGCCGCCCAACCGACAAGGAATGCTTGACACATGGCCGAACCGACGATGTTGATACCGCTGCCTGACGACATGGCGCGGCTGATGAAGCTGACGCAGTGGCAGGCGGCAGAGATTGAACGGCTGCGCACGGAGAACCAGCGATTTGCCAGCGAAGCGCACACCTGGAGCAAGGCGGCCGAGCACTACGCGAAGGATGCGGAGCGCTGGCACGGCGAGCTGCAGCACGACGCATTCGACAACCTGCGCCGCAGTGCGGAGCGGTGCATTACCGCCTGGATAGTGGTGCGCGGTGGCGTGTGGGATCCGAACGGGCTGATGGATGAACACATGGCCGCGCTGCGCAAAGCGCTGGGGCCGAACGTATCTTCTACGACAGGCCAATGATCACCGTGTCGCATAGCACCGGAGCACTCAATGCCGCAAGCTATTGAATTGCCTGCAATTCCAGATGCGCTTCCGGTAATAGACGACACGCGCCGGCCGTTATCTCGACAACCCAACCTGTGGGAGCGAATTGCAGGCAAGGTGCGCGAGAAGCACTACTCTCTTGCAACCGAGCGCACTTACGTGCAGTGGGCCAAGCGCTTCAGCCTGTGGCACGGCAAGCGCCATCCGGCCAGCATGGGCTCCGTCGAGGTCACGGCCTACCTCAACCACCTGGCCGTCGAGCGCGAGGTCAGCGCCAGCACGCAGAACCAGGCACTATCGGCGCTGCTGTTCCTCTACAAAGAGGTGCTGGGCTGCGAACTCCCGTGGCTGAACGAACTCACGCGCGCCAAGGCCAGCAAATACCTGCCCGCCGTGCTGAGCCAGGACGAAGTGCGGCGCCTGCTCAACGCCACCACCGGCACGCCGGGCTTGGTGCTGCGCCTGCTGTACGGCACCGGTGCGCGCCTGATGGAAGGCCTGCGCATGCGCGTGCAGGACCTTGACCTTGAGCGCCGCGTGCTCACCATCCGTCAGGGCAAGGGCGGAAAGGACCGCAGCACGATGATCCCGGAGAGCCTGGTGCAGCCGCTGCGCGCGCACCTGCGCGAGCGCCGCGTTTTGCACGACGTGGATCAGGCCAAGGGCATGGCCGACGTTGAGCTGCCGCACGCGCTGACCATGAAGTACCCACGCGCCGGTCGGGAGTGGTCATGGCAGTTCGTTTTCTGTAGCCCGGGCTACGCCACCTGCCCACGTACCGGCGTCATCAGGCGGCACCACCTGCACGAGGTCAACGTGCAGCGCGCCATGCGAGCAGCAGTCAAGGCCGCAGGCATCCAGAAGCGCGCCACCGTGCACACCTTGCGGCACAGTTTCGCAACGCACCTGCTTGAGAACGGCACCAACATCCGCGACATCCAGACGCTGCTGGGCCACGCGAACGTCGAGACGACGCAGATCTACACCCACGTCGTGGGCCGGCACCGCAGCGGCGTGCGCAGCCCGCTCGACGCCATCGCCTGACCATGGACGCGCGCGCCCCGCTCTCGGCTGACCAGGTCGCACAGCTGCTGCTGTGCTCGCCTGACACCGTGCGCGAGCTGGCACGCAGCGGTCAGCTGCCGGGCATCAAGCTGGGCCGCGACTGGGTGTTCCCGGCAGGCGCGCTGTTCGCCCGCCTGGACGCCTTGGCGCTGGCCCAGGCCGAAGAACGCCGCACACCCATCAAGCCCAGCGCCACGCTGCACGACATCCCTGCAGCGCGGCATCAAGCCACACCCCACGGCGGGCGCAGCGGGCGCCGTCAGCCCCCCGCGCTGCCCTCGTTGGGCGCCTGAACACCCGGGCGCATGCGCGCGGCCAGGTCCTCACCCCGCAAGCTGGCATAGCGCAACATCATGCGCGGATCCGTCCAGCCCATGATGCGGCAGACCTCCAGGTCGCTGAACATCCAGCCGCCCCCGGGCGATCGCAGCTCCACCCAGCGGCAGGTGGCCTCGTGGCGCAGGTCGTGCTCGGTGAAGTCGGGTACCTGGGCGTAGTCGAACAGGCTGGCAAACCGGGCCGACAGCCGGCTCGTGGTGGCCCGTAGCGAGGCCTCGCGGCCGTCCCAGAAGCTGAAGAGCAGGCCCACGCGGCCGCGACAGTAGGCGCGCAGCAGTTCCTCAAGCGCCGGCGTCATCGGCACCTGGCGGGGCTTGAGCTGCCCGCGGTGGCCCTTGCTGCCGTCCACGGCGATCACATGGCGCGCAAAGTCAATCTGCCCTACCCGCAGGCGGTAGGCCTCGCGCAGGCGCAGGCCCGTGTGCACCAGCAGGTCGACCAGCATCACGAACTCCGGGTCCACCACCAGCGCGCGCTCGCGATCCGGTCGCTTGTGGCCGGCCAGTGCACGGCGCACGCGGGCTTCCTCGTCGGGCGCCAGCCGGCGGTCGCGCTGCTGGTCGCGCTTGGGCGCCTTGCCCTTGGCCGCGGCTTCCTCGGTGTCGACGCGGCTGTAGGCGCTGTAGCCCACCGGCAGCAGCCGCAGCGCCGTGCCTGGCGGCACCTGGCCGGCGGGGGTGCTGGTGCGGTGGTGCCAGTCGATCACCCGGGCCAGCGACCCCACGCGCTTGCGAATGCTGCTGGGCGCCAGGTTGCGCTCCACCTTCAGCCGGCGCACGTAGGCCTCCGCCCAGGCATAGGTGACGTGACCCACGCGCACCCCAGCCAGCTCTTCGAGCATCGTGCCCAGCAGCTGCTCGTCGGTGGGCGCCACGGGCGCGGTGCGCAGGTACGCCCGCACCACCTGCACCAGCAGCGGGTCATCACGGCGCGGACCCTGCACGGCCAGCTCGGCCGGCACCACGCCACGCTCCAGCAAACTGTGCAGCTGCCGGCCGTAGGCCCGGGCCTCGTCGGCGGTCTCGAAGGTGTGGAAGAACGGCCGCGGCAGAAGCTTGTGCGTCACCCGCAGCTGATGCCGCCCGCCCCGTTCCTGCACGCTGATCGCCATGGCGGCGGACTGTAGCGCGAACTCGACTCGACGCACACACCGATCCGTCCGCGGTAGCACTGCTACCGCCTGGTGGTAGCGTGGCACCGGTTCTCAGCCAGTTTCAGCGGCGGAAAGAAAGACGCCCCGGTGAGCGGGGCGTCTAAGTGCCTGATTTATCAGGCGTTTTGTGGAGGCGCGACCCGGAGTCGAACCGGGCTGGACGGATTTGCAAGGGGCTGCACCCCTTGCGTGACAAGCACTTGCGTGCGTGCTACCGATTCACCTGTGCCGGCCGCTTTCGCGCACCTGCGCGCCGATCACCACGCCGTCACGCGTGTAGACGTAGCGCACGCTGCCGTCAGGGTAGCGGTACACATGCTGCACCGTGGCCACGCCGTTGAAGACGTCGACGTTGCGGCCGCTGGGCTGGCCCAGGCGCTGCACCATGTCGGTCTCGGTCAGCCTCTCGCGGGTTTCGGCATTGCGCCCGACCCGGGCCAGGATGTTGTCGCCCATCGTCGTCACGGGCACCTCGCGGGCCTCGATCTGGCCGCCGCGCGTGCCGGCTTCGCACGGGGTCTGCTGGAAGCTCAGGCTGCCGTCGGGGGCCTGGCAGCGGTACATGGTGCCCTGGGCCGCTGCCAGCAGGGGCGCGGCCAGGATCAGGGCGGTGATGGCGTGGGCGGCGGCGTGGGCGGCGGCTTTGCGCATGGTGTCAGTCTCCAGCGGTGCAGGCCGCGATTGTGCGCCGGCTCAGGCCGCCGCGCACCCCCTTGGCCGACAGGCCTGATCAGCCCCCCGGGCGGCGCTGCGCAGCCTCGGCGCTGGTCAGCATGGCGGTCTTCTCGGCGCTGCCGTTGCTGCTGCCCATCCAGTAGTCGCGCACGCCGTTCCAGCCGGCGATCACCATCAGGGTGATCACCGCACCCTTGAGCTCAGGCGTGAGCGAGCCCCAGTTCTCCAGCACGAACCAGCCAGAGAAGGTGACGAACACCAGCGACAGCAGGTGCACGAACTTCATGCGGATCCAGGGCGTGTCGATGAACAGCGGCTCGGCGGCGTTGAACTCGCGCGCGGCGCGGATGTTGCCCTGCTCCATGGCGTTGATGCGCTCGATCAGCGGCAGCAGGCGGTCCAGCGACTGCATGGCACCGGCCTCGGCGCGCTCCAGCGCCGCCGGGTCGCTCTGCACCGCGGCCACGGCTTGAATCGGGTCGCTCATGCCGGTGGCTGCCTTCGCTGCGTCGATGACGCCGGCGGTCAGCTGCTCGGCCACGGAAGAGTCGTCGGTGTGGCGCCCGATTTCCTTGCGCAGTTTCTCGGCCGCGATCGGGGTGAACAGGTTGATGACGGTCGACGCCAGGCCAGCCAGCAGTGAAGGGGGCATGCTCTGCTCCTGTGCCGGCGCGGAAGCCGGCGGTGAGGGTTGACTCTGTGAAACCGGCACCGTGGTCGCCGTGACGACGGGGGCCGGCTGCTGCTGCGCCGTCGGTGTGCCAGCGGCCGCCGCAACCGCCGCCCTGGCCCGCCGCCAGCGTTTGATGCGGTCATCCTCGCCATTGGCGGGCCGGGCGTCGTTGACGTTGCCTCGGTTGACGCCACGCCCGACGCGGATGCACGCCGTCAGGTCGTCGCCGTCGGCCACGACATTGAGCTTGTTCGCGTGCCAGAACCCGACAGCTGACCAGGCCGCCCATTGCGGCGTTTCCAGCAGCTCGGGCTCGGCCTCGAAGTCTGGCGCGTCGCGGACGTTCAGGGCTGCCAGCCACCCGCGCGTCTTGCGGTAGTTGGCCCGGCCGGTGGTCTGGATCAGGCCGCGCCCGCGATACCTGCGCCCGTCTCCGGGCTGGGTGTTGCCCAGGTCGGCCCGGCCTTCGTAGGCACTGCCATCCGCGATCTCGCGCACGTAGACCAGCGCGCCGCTTTCGTGCCCCAGCTGGGCCAGAAACTGCGCCAGCCGCGCCACGCCGGCCATGCCCGTGCTGATGCCGCCCGCAAGGCATGCCGCGTCCAGATGTGCGGCGTATCGGTCGGCGCGCTCGCGCGTGCAGCCCATCGCTGCGACCAGAAGATCGGGCGTGACACGGATCGTCACAGTTCACCCCTGTCCGTCTCAGGCGGCGGCCGGCCCGCGGCGATGCGCTCGCGCTCGCGCCGCCAGTCGCGGTTCCAGCGCCAGAGCAAGTGCACGCCCTGCAACGCGATGAACCCGATGCCGGACAGGGCCAACCACTTCTCAACGGGCAGGTCCATGAATTTCGTCACCACCACTGCAAACAGCGACGGCGCCGCCCTGGCGGCTTGAACCAATGCGTCCCGGCGCTCTTCCTGCAACATCGTCAAACCCCTACGGTGATGGTGAAAGCCCCCGTGGCCGCAGTCAGCCCGGTGGCGTCGGTGGTGGTGACGACCAGGCCCGCCAGGGCACCGGCCCCGAGCGGAGTGCCGCCGATGTGGCCCGTGCCGGCGTCCAGCGCCAGCCCGCTGCCGGTCAGGTCGCCCGCGGTCAGCGCGAAGACCAGCGCCGGGTAGTAGCCGCTGAAAAACGGCGTCAGGTCCAGGTCGAAGGCCACGCCCACCGTAGCGGCCGGGTCGGGCACGGGGCCGGTGAAGGTGATGCCCTGCGGGCCCTGCGGCGCGGTGATGATGCTGCCGGTGACGACGTCGACCGGGTCGCCCTCGGGCGCCTCACTCTGCACCACGCCGCCGCGCACCCAGGCGTTTTTGCCGACCGCTACGGTGCGCCCGCGCACGCGGATCAGGCTGCCGGTACTCACGCCCAGCGCCACCGGCGTCAGCGGGATGCCGATCGGCAACTCGATGGTGCTGGTGTCGTCGTCGTGGTGCTCGGTGACGCGGCCGATCAGTACCGGCTCGGGCGGCAGCAGGGCGCGCAGTCGGGTGAAGACGTTGGTGCTCATGCTTCAAGCCGCAAAGCGGAGGTTGGAGGCGCGAACGGGAACGTCGTGCGCGAAATGGCCCCGACACAAATCCGCAAGTCGTCTATGTAGTCGTACGCCGGGGGAACCCCGCTCGCCCCCGACCCGATCTCAATGATGGACACCCGCGGCGACAGATCGCAGAGGGTTAGATTCACCTTCGCGACCACGACCCCGTCGTACGTGAGATGCAGCGCGCCTCCCGTTTTCACAAGGGCTACATGGTGGAAGGAGCTGTCCACGATCACCCCCGTCGGCGACAAGAGGCGGGTCAACGTGGCGGCCGTCGTCGCGGAGCCGATGACCGCGGGCAAAGAAACGCCGATGTACGGCCCGAGCCCGACTCCGGTGTAGAACGAGACCGCAAGCTGACTTTGCCTCGTTTGGATGCGCATGATTGTGCCGACCGCATCAAAGATCACTTCAACCCGTGGCATGTACGAAGTCGACCCCGGGAGGCTTCCGACCGCCAAGTGAAACTCAATCTCAAAGTCTTTGACGCCCCATATCCGATGCGCGTCCGCCTCCCCGCTGAAATCCGCGTTGGCGTACGTGCTCATCCCGGCCTCGCGGTGGCACCGCCACCCCATCGCGCCAAATTTCGCCGCCGAAACGTGAACGCCAGCGCCAGGGGCCTCCGCGCTGGTGGACGGGGTGTACCGCTCGACTACGTGACGGTACAACGAGTGGTCGAGCGTCATTTCGCCAACAAACGCATCGTCGAAATCCAGACGCATGAACACGTCTAGACCCGCAGGCACGTCCACTTCAAACGCATTGCTGTCCTGCATCCGGCTCACCGCGTCGGTGACGCGCAGCGACAGCGCCGATACCCCCGCCAGCGTGGGCGTACCCGCGATGCTTTCACCCACGATCGCCAGCCCGGCCGGCAGCGCCCCGGTCCGCATCGACCACACGTAGGGAGACAGTCCGCCGCTGCGGTACGGGGTCAGGTCGAACGTGTACGCCTCGTCAACGGTCGCCTCCTGGTCCGGGATCGGCCCCTCAAACACCAGCGCCGGCGAGTCGTCTGGGTTCGGGGTCCAGGCCGTGTGCCGCTCCACCGTCACGCTCTGCCGCACCACCGGCAGCGCGGCCTCGACGCTGACGGCGCGCACCATACCGTGCCAGATCGCAATGCCGCCCGCACCGGTCTGGTCCAGCCACCGCGCCAGCGCGCCCCGCGCCAGTACCCCCGGCTCGCCCGCCCCCACGCGCACCGGCAGGCTGCGCGTCACCCGCGCCTGCTTGCCGCCCGCGCCCAGCACGGCCCGCCCGCGCTCGCGCAGCGCGTCAACGTCGGTGAGCAATGGGTCAGTGACCAGGGGGGCCTGATCGGCGCCGCTGGTGCCGTCCAGCCGCACGTAGGCCAGCGCCCCGGCCTGCTGCCCCGCCACGAAGACGCCGGTGTACGCCGGCTGGTCGGCGCGCTCAAAGTTGTCGTCGCGCACCGCGTGGCTATGCACCTGCACGTCGGGCACGGCGTAGGCCCATTCGTTGGGCAGTTGCGGGTAACGGCTTTCGATGGTGACGGTGGGCTCGCTGCGGTGCGCCGTCACGGTGGCGCCCACGGCCGCGGCCACCGCCCGCGCCACATCCATCGGCGTGCCCACCAGGCTCAGGGCGCCGGCCGGGATCAACCAGTCCGCGAGCTTCCACTCGAGCGTCACGCCGGCCGACAGCAGCGCGCCGCTCACCAGCTGCGCGGCCGTGGTTGGCGCGTCGGCGATGTACCTCTGCTCGAACTGGTACGGCTTGTCCGCCGCCGCCGCCACGCTGCGCCCGCCGAAGGCCACCGTGCGCTTGCCGTGGCTGCGCGGGCGCTGCACCGTCTCCACGACGAAACACCACTCGAGGCCGTCGATCGTGACGCGCACGCTGGCCGGCTGCTCCCCCGTGGTCAGGGTGTCGAACACGGCGGGGTCGCGGGCGCTGGCGCTCAGGGTCCACAGAGCCGACCCATCGTCCAGGCCGATGCGCAGGGCGTCAACGTGCAGCGCCGTGTCGGTGCGCAGGTCCACCACGCTCATGCTGTGCACCTGGCGGTAGCGTGTGGCCGCGCCCAGGGCGGTAGCGGCCACCAGGTTGCCGGGCGTGACCTCGGTGCCGCCGGGGGGCGGCGCGGGCGGCGTGTAGGCGCTGCCGAAGGCCTGCACCCGGGCCGCAACTCCCCAAGGCAGCGCCGTCACGGCCTGCGCCTGCGCGGCCAGCCCCCAGGGCAGCGCCGTCAGGGCCTGGACTTCAGGCATCGACGCTGCCCCGCAGGCGCAGCAGCGCGGCGCTCGGCCCGGTGCCGGCCCCCGGGCCGGCACATTGCAGGGCCCAGACGCGGCCGTACGCCCCGGAGGTGTTGAACCTGAACACGTTGCCCAGGCTGATGCCGCCAGCCACCCACCCGGTGGCGTACAGGGTCAGCAGCGGCTGCCCGGTGCCGGGGTTCAACGGCACGTAGTCGGTGCCGATGTTGCCCGTGCCCACCACCCCGTACCGCTCACTGTGCAGGGTGTACTGCGTCGCGGTGCTGAAGACGCAGGCCCAGCGGTCGGCCTCGGCGCCGTCGTTTTGCAGGCCGATGACGCCCCCGTACAGGGCGCCCACAGGGCTGCCGATCACGGTGTCAGCCCACGCTTTCGTCCACGTCTGCTGCGAAAACTGCACCCCGGTGCCCGCCTGCACGTCCCCCAGCGGCACTTCGCTGACCAGGATGCTGCCCGCCGCAAAGGTGCGCGCCAGCGCCGCGTTGAAGGTGGCCGAGATGCCGTCCACCGCCGAGAGCAGCACCCGCTCTTCGATCCGGTGGCGCACGCTCACCGGCTGCGCCCAGCCCGACACGTCCACACAGGTCAGCGTGCCGGCTGCCAGGTCGACGGTGAAGCTGGCGTCAATGGCCGGCCCATCGGCCAGCGCGCGGTCGACCTCGTCGCCGTTGGCGTCCACCAGCGCCATCTGGCTCAGATTGGTGCGCCCGACGTTGACCACGTCGGTATTCACGCGGGCCGCCGGGGCCGTCTCGGCCTCGTTGTAGAGCGTGGCAATGTCGCCGACGGCCAGAACCGGGGCCATGCCGCGCGAAGACCGCAAGCCGCCGGGGGCGATGCCCAGGACGACCGTGGGGTAGGTGGCGCCGGCCGGCACAAGGCGCACCATCGGCAACGTCAGGGTCACGCTCGTGGCCGTGGCGACGGCCTCGGCTGCCGTCGTCGCTGCGCCGTACACGCGGGGGGACGCGGAAAACGACAGCACAAACATATAGCCCGTGCGCGTGGCGCCGGCATATGCCGCGCTCATGGTGACGGTTATGGCCCCTGTGATTCCAGTTGGCATGTCCACCGCAGACACCGCGGCCACATGGTACGGCGTCGCGCCAGTCGACGCCGTCTCAGTGAAGGCGACAATGGACCCCGCCGCGACATAGAAATCCTCGCGGCTGCCACTGGCGGAAATCGGGACGTCAGCAGACCCGTTGGTCAGCGTGACATATTGGCCCGCCGGCCCTGAGATGAACTCGACGCTGCCGCTGATCGTAGGCACCGGCAACGCCCCGGCCATGAACTGCTGCCGCGTGGTGGTGTCGTCGCCGTACAGCGCCAGCGCCATGTCCACCAGCGCGTCGCTGGGCCGCGCGTTCAGCACCACGCTGGCGCCCAGCAGCGCCGCGCCGTCGACGCTGACCGCGCTGGGGTACAGCTTGCGGGCGCGCGTCTGGCCTTGCAGCACGTCGTCGGCCGACAGGTCCGGGAACACGTTGTTTTCCACCCCCGTCAGCACCGCCGTGCCGCTGCGCCGGCCGCCACCGGTGGCGGTGTCGTTCATGGCTTCGCTGGCGAAGAATTTCAGGTCGGCGGCGGTGATGGGCATGGCAGACTCAGTTCTGGATGAGGCGCAGGGTCAGGACATAGAAGTCCGTGCTCGCGGGGTTGCTGTAGTCGACCACCGCGCGCACACCGACGGCGCCGCGCTCGTGGTCCATCTGCACGGCGTAGCTCACGCTGCGGTAGCTGAGCGTGAAATCCTGCCCCGGCAGCAGCCGCCACGCTTCCAGCGTGAGCAGCGTGGCGCGGTCGATCCAGCCGTGCTGCTCCCCGCCTTCCAGCGTCATCGGCCGGCCGCCGAGCTTGACGGCTTCGTCCACGATCAGTGCCCCGTCGACGCTGTAGCCGCTCTCGGCGGCCAGGGTCTCGAAGGCAAACTCGTCCGTCCAGAGCAGGCCCGCGGGCAGGGTGAGCGTGGTCACGCCCTTGGTCAACGTGGTGGCCACGGGTCAGGCTCCTGATCCCTGCGCCAGCTCGAGCTCGCGCAGCAGTTGTTCGGCGGCACTTTCGGTGGTGGGCACCTGCACCGTCTTGCCGTTGACGTTGATGTCCACCCGCACCACCTTGCTCGGCGCCCCACCGACCTCCGGCGTGCCGCTGCGCTGCTGGGTGCTGCCGGCGTAGCCGCCGAAGGGGCTGCTGTAGCTGGCGCCGTTGCCGCTGTTGCCGGCCGAGCCAGGGATGCGCGCAAAGTAGCCCCCATACGGCCGGCCCAGGCTGTCGGTGCCCGCGGGGCGCACCACGTTCGGGTCATACGGGTCCAGGGTGTAGTAGTGCCCGGCCGGCACCGGCACCTGCGTGTCGATGTTGAAGTCGCTGCTGCCGGTCTTGCCGATCTTGCTCGGCCCGAGCACGCTGTTGGCCGGCCCGCCCTGGATGCCCTTGACCGAGCCGCCGATGTTGCCGGCGAGCTGGTTGACTTCTTCGCCGTACTGGTTGATCTCGCGGCCCAGGTCGTTGAACTTCTTGGCCACTTCGTCCACCGCCTTGGCGGCCTCGCCCATCGCGGCCACGGTGGCCTTGCCGGTCTTGTCGACCTGGATGGCCACCTTCAGCGCCTGCGCCTCGCTCTTGATGCTGCTGTCGGCCACGCCACCATTGGCGGCAATGGCGTCGCTGGCGTAGCGGCGAAACGCGGCCTGTTTCTGCTCCAGGCTCAGCGTGGCGTCAGTGCGGATGAGCGCCCACTGGCGCGCACTTTCGGCGGCCACGCGCTGCAGTTCGTCGCGCCCCGTCAGGCCGAAGAAGCGGTACGCCTCGGCCAGCTTGTCCAGGCCCTTGGCCGCCTCTTCGGCCTTGGTGCGGATGACGTCCAGCAGCTCGCGCACCTGGTCGCGGCTGATGACGCCGGCCTTGCCAAGCGCCTCCACCCGGGCGCGCAAGGCGTCAATCTCGGCCTGGCTGCGCGTGGTGTCGGCCATCTTGCGCAGCGCCTCGCCAACCACGCGCCCGGCGTCCAGGCCTGCGCTCTTGAGCGCGTCCACGCTGCGCACCAGAAGCGCAAGATTGTCTTGCGCGGCGACAAATTCTTCGCTCAGCGTGGCGGTGGCGCGCGCCACGTCCACGCCCAGGGCCTGCGCGGCGCGGCGGCCGGTCTCCACCAGCACCCGCTGCAGCAGGCCGGCCTTGTCGGTGGCGCTGCCCAGCGCGCCCACAAAGGTGTCCCGAAAGCGCTGCAGCTCGGGCCCGCTGAGCTTGGCAATGGCCTTGGGGATCTCGTCGCCGATGCGCTGCGCGGCGTCCTTGCTCTTGGCGGCCAGGTCGGCCATGGCCGCGGCCTGCTGCTGCGCGGTCTTGGCTATCGGTGGAAGCTTGACTTGCGCCGCCGCGGCCAGCACGCCGATGGCACTGGCCGCGTCTTCGGCCGCCTTGCCCACGCTGCCCACGCCGGCCGCCCCCGTGGCCCCGGCCGTGGCGATGGTGGCGCCGGTGCCCTGTGCCTTCTTGCCCAGGTCTTCGGTGGCTTGCGCGGCCGCCATGGCTGCGGCGCGCACGGCGCTTGGGGCCTGCTCGGCTTCGCGGTACAGGTCGCTGAAGATCGCGGCCTGCTCTTCGGCGCGCTGCTTGAAGCGGTCGAACGCCGCGCCGATGGTGTCGTCGCTGAAGACCGCCGCCGCGGCATCCTTCAGGAACTGCAGGTCGTTGACGATGCCGACCATGAACTCGGTGGTCGCCACGCCAAACTTGCGCGCCCACTCGCTGTTCTCGCGCAGCACATCGCCGAGCTGGTAGGCCACCTCGAAGCCCACCACCGCCACCGCGATGTTCACTACCTTGGGCACGTCGGCAATGCTCTTGCTCAGCACGGCCATGGTGCCGGCGGTGCTCAGCGTCTGCGCGGCCAGGCTGCGCAGCGCGGCCACGCCCTGCACCGCCAGCGCGGCCACCAGCACGCTGCCGGCACGCTCGGCAATGCCGGCCAGGTCGTCGAGGTTGTTGGCGATGGCGTTGATGCCGGCGGCCACACTGGCGGTGGCGCCAGTGCCGGCGTCCAGGCTGCCCACGAAGGTGGTCCAGCGCGTCTGCAGGTTTTCCAGCGCCCGGCCCACGGTGGCGGGCAGCTTGCCGAACTCCGTCTCCAGCGCGCCGCGCTGGCTTTGCAGCGCCTCGATCACCTGCTGGCTGGTCAGCTTGCCGTCTTGCGCCAGGCCACGCAACTGCCCGCGCGTGACGCCCAGCCCGTCGGCCAGCGCCTGCGCCAGGCGCGGCGCCTGCTCCATGACGCTGTTGAATTCTTCGCCGCGCAGCACGCCGCTCTGCAGGCCCTGGATGAGCTGGGTGATGGCCGCATCGCTGGCCCCGGCGCTGGCCCCGCTGATCACCACCGCCTGGTTGATGCTCTCGGTCAGCGCCAGCGCATCGGCCTGCACCAGCCCGATTTCCTTGCCCGCCGTCAGGATGCGGGTGAACAGCGTGCCCGTGGACTCCAGGCTCTGCCCGGTGCTCAGCGCAATCTGCTCCACGCCCTGCAGCGCCTGCTGCAGCGCCGGGCCTTCGCCGGTGACGAGCTGGATGCGCGCGCGCAGGTTGTTGAAGGCGTCGGCGGTCTCGGTGACGCCGCGCAGCATCTGCGCCGTCTGGCTGCCCAGGATGGCGCCAATGCCCAGGTTGCGCAGGCCGTTCAGCCGCCCGGCGATGCCCTGCAGCCCCTGGTCGATCTTGTCGCTGGCGGCGGCCTGCTGCGCCGCACTGGTCTTGGCCGCGGTGCCGGCCTCGGTGTAGCCGCCGGCCACCTGGCGCGCCGCGGTGGCGGTGGCGGTGAGCTTGGGCGGCAGCTGGCTCTGGGTGGTGACGAGGCGCTGGGTGTCCACCCCAGCAGCGCGCAGCTGGGTCGCGGCCTGGGCCTGGGCCTGGGCGCTGCTCTGGTAGGCAATCTGCGCCTGGCGCGCGCTTTCGGCCAGTTTGGCCAGTTGCTGCTGCTGGCTGCGCGTGGGGGCCTCGGTGCTGCCCAGGCTGCGGCGGTAGGCTTCGAGTGCGCTGTCGGCGGCCTGCAGGCGTTTCGAGGCGGTGTCGGTGGCGCCGGCCAGGGCCTGAAACTGCTGCACCGCCTGGCCCTGCTGGCCGAGCTGCGCCACCTCCTTGCGGGCGGCCGCGGTGGCCACGCGCAGCCGGTCTTCGGTGCCCGCCAGGCCCGTCGTGGCCACGCCCAGGGTGCCCATCTCCCCGCGCGCGGTGGCCAGGGCCTGGGTCTTTTGCTCCCACTCGCGCTTGGAGGCCTTGACGGCGTCGCGCAGCTTCTCGAGCTGGCCGGTCTGCGCGCGGGTGGGCTTTTCAACGTCGCCGATCTTCTGCGCAAACTTCTCGACGGCGGCCTGCGCGTCACCGAAGCTGCCTTTCGCGGCCTGCGTTTCGCGCAGCAGCCGCGTGAAGGTGTCGAGCGCGGCCTGCTGCTGGCCCAGGTTGCGCAGTTCCTGCGCGAGCTTGTTGGCACGCTGCGCGGCGGCCGGGTCGATCGCGTCGTCGACCTTGTCCAGAGCATCCGCCAGGCGACGCACATCTTCTTCGCCCTGGGCGTTGGCCAGGACGTCGTACTTGATGCGTGGGTCAGCCATCGGTGTGCCGCGGTGGGTGCTCTGGAAAAGGCGCCGGGCCGCGCAGCGCGTGCTGCAGCGGCCCGGCGCGGCGGGTCAGCGGCCGGGGGTCAGCCGGCCACGAGGGCGCGGACTTCGAACGGGTCGTCGCGGCCCGTGGGCGTGACCATCGTGCCGGTGAGCGGGATCTCGTTCCAGTCGTCGGCCAGGAAGTCGAAGCCCGCGTCGGGGATGAGCACCACCTCCCAGATTTCGCACTCCACGTATTCCTGGCTCTCCAGGTTGCGGCCGTCGAACAGCAGCCACGCGCGCAGGCTGGCCTGGGTGCCGGCCTTGATCGTCCAGCCGGTGGTGGCGGCGCGCGCGTAGTCCACCAGCAGCTCCAGACCAGCGCTGCCGGCCGCGCTGATGGCGGTGGCCAGGCTGCTGCCCGCCACCACTTCCAGAAACCCCAGCCGCGCGTTGCGCGCGCTCACCGTGTAGTCGGTGCCCAGCACGTAGTTGGTGCCCGCCGGGCTGCTGCTGAGCACCGTCGTGCTGATGTTGCGGTTGGCCACCCGGATGAGCTGCCCCGGGTAGGCGCGCACCACTTCGTCCGTGACCGCCGTGTTGGCCTGGGTGTGCGCCGCCTCGGTGCCCAGGAAGAGCAGCCGCAGGGCGTCCTTGCTGGCGTCGCGCAGCGTCATGCGGAACGTGGGCTCGCCGCCGATGGCCACGCTGCCGATGGCCTGGCCATAGCTCTCGTGGTCCTTGCTCAGCAGGCTCTTGCGCTCGGCATTGGTGCGCGGCTCGAACGTGCTGGCGTGGTAGGGGCCGTCCCAACCCTTGAAGGCGTTGGTGGTGGCGTCTTTGGGGTTGATCAGGACCTTGCCGGCCCCGAGAAAACCTGCCATGGTGAAACTCCTTGAAATGGTGCAACCGCGGGCGCGTCAGCTTTCGCCGAAGGTGTCGCCGTAGGTCTGGAAGTACTCGATCTCGAACGCGCTGGTGAGCGCGCTGCCTTCTTGCGCAACGTCCTTCAGCTCGGGCTCGAGCTCGACCTCGCGTACCGGGCCCACGGCCAGGCCGGCGGCAAACAGCGCCGCGCGCCAGGCGTCGCCGCGCAGCGCCATGCGGGCCGCAAAATGCAGCTCGTCAGCATCGCGCAGCGGCGTCGTGGTCAGCGCCACGGCCCCCACCAGCAGGCGCAGGCGGCGCTTTTCACGCACCTGCCCAGGCTGGTCGAGCACCTTGTCGCCGCGGTGCACGATGAACAGCGCGCGCTTGTTGCCGATGGGCTTGAGGTCCAGCGGCAGCGGCGGGTTTTCCAGCCACAGGCAGGAAAACTCGGCCACCACCGGCGCAAGCCTGGCCACCGCCACCTGGGTGATGGCGTACCACTCGCTGTTCATGCGCGTCAGGCCTCGGGGTCTGCGGTGAGGTAGACCACGCTCTCGCGGCCGTCCACCACGCGCTCGGGGCTGCGCAGCACACGCCAGCCTTCTTCGGGCAAGAGCTCGCCCGCGGAATCCTGGCGCTGCGTGCGCAGCACGTCGCCCGTGGCCAGATCGGCCGCCGCCGTGGGGTACTGCAGGCGGTGCTGGCCCAGCACGGCGTGGCCGTCGAACTGGTCAGCGTCGATCACGGCCAGGATGCCGCTGAACTGCGCGTCGTCAACGCCTGGGCGTTGACGGGTGCAGGCCAGGGCAAAGTCGGCTTCGTCGTAGAAGTCCGCGAGGTCGTCGTCGAACATTGCGCTTGCCGGCAGCGCCGCGTCAGGCCACCGCGGCGCTGAACAGGTAGCCCGACTCCGCGCCGGCGATGACCGGCGAGCACGAGTCGTTCACCGGGAACAGCCACGACTTGCTGTTGCGGTCGTAGTACGGTTCTTCGGCGTTGGGCATGCTTTGCAGCTGGTAGGTGTAGCCGTAGCTCGGTGCACCGCGCGACGCCAGGCTGGCCGTGTTGGTGTAGGCCACCACCACGAACTTGCCCCACACGTCGCTGAACACGCCCGCGTCGCTGGCCTGGATGGCGTCACCCACCAGCACCCGCTCGACCCCGAACAGGCTGGCCAGCAGGTCGTTGGTGGCGATGTCGCGCCCGGTGTACTTGATGCGGTCGATCACCGCGTCGGTGAGCTTGAGCTTGGCCGCCACGGCCGCGCCCATGACCACCGTGTTGGCACGCTTGCCCGTGAGGCTGCGGATCGCCTCCTTGGCGGTCTCGATGTCCTTGACCGGGTCGCAGGTGGTCAGGGCGCTCCACTGGTCGTTGCCGGCCAGCGTGGACTTGCTGCCCGCGGCGTAGTTGCCCGCCGTGGTGGCCAGCGCGGCCTGCGCGATCTCGAGCCGGTTGGCAATGATGTCCTGCACGTCGCCCATGGTGCGCGCGGCCATGTCGATGCCGGGCACGGCCATCGCTTCTTCTTCGGTCTCGGTGGGCAGCTGGCCCTCGAGCGAGAAGTCCTCGAGCGAGTAAGACGCGCCGGCGTAGCCGATCTGGATGCGCCGCGTGTTCTGCCCCGGGGCGCGCTTCATGTTCGCGTACTGCATGAAGCTCTGCTTGCCGAAGGTGATGATCTTGCCGCCGCGCTGCGCCACCGGCACGCGCGGAAACAGCGCCATGCCCACCAGGGCGTTCTGGGCGTAGCCGCGCGCAACCTCGGTCAGGACCGGGTCGATCACGCGCGCTTGGGAGTTGGTCATTTGACCCATGTGAATGCTCCTTGAATTGCTGGTTGAGGCCGGGTCAGGCGGTGGCGCCGACCAGCAGCACTTCGATCATGTCGCCCGACGACCCGGCGTTGAGCGCGTAGCCGACGACGATGTTGGTGCTGTCCTTGTCGAGCACGCGCCCGGTGTTGTCCACCTTCACCGCCGCATTCGCGGTGACGGCGCCGCCGGCTTCCATCAGCGCGGTGCCGATCACGTCGATGGGCACCAGGTCGCCGGACGCGCCGGCCGAGGTGCGGGTGACGCCGCGGATGCCCGCGCCCGCTGCGGGGTAGGCGCCGGCGGCGGTGACGCCGCGCGCGATGGCCAGCGCGCCGCCGGCCGTCACGTTGAGCACCAGGAGAGAAATCGAACCTTGCATGGCAGTGCTCCTTGAAGTTGCCGTTGATTCAAAGGGTGAAGCCGAGCTTCTTCAGCGCGGCCACGAAACTCACGCCGTGCTCGGCGGCATAGGCCTTGGCCTGCGCCGCCTGCGTCTCGCGCGTTGCGCCTTCGGCGGCGTCGGCAGGCGCAGGCGCGGCCGCGGCCGCCGCGGGGGCGTCCTTGGCATGCGCGGCGGCGGCCGTTTGCAGCTGGCTGCGCTCGGCCGCCAGGATGGCCTGGGCGGCCACGGGCCCGGTGCTCTGGCCATCCAGCGCCAGCCGCATCACCAGCGCTTCGTGGCCCTTGATGCCTTCGCCTTCGGCCAGCACGGCCTTGACGCGGGTCAGCTCGCCGGCAGCGCCTTCGGCGCGGAAAACGTCGCGCATCTGCGCAAAGAGGTTCGGGTGGTCGCGCTCCAGCGACTCACGCGAGACCTGGGGGGCTTCTGTGCCTTGCGACATAGAGATTCCTTTCGGATCGGTGGGTGGGTCGCCCTCATGCGCGTCACCGGCGCCGGGGGGCAATGAAATGCCCAGCGCGGGCGCAACACCGGCGCGCGCTGTGGGCACAGAGGTCCCCGCCGCCGCGGACGCGAACCTTGCCTTGCGGCGCGGTGCGAAAGCGGCGGGGTTGGTGGCCAGCTGCTCCACCATCGCGTCGACCGTGGAAACACCGTCCACCAGCCCAGCGTCGATGGCCTGCTGGCCGATGAACACACGGCCGTCGGCCATGTGCTGCAACACTTGCGCAACCGTGGCGCCGCGCTGCGCGGCCACGGCGTTGACGAACACGCTGTACAGGTGGTCGACCTGGCTTTGCAGGTAGGCCATGCCCTCGTCGGTGAGCGGCTTGTCCTCGCTGGCCATGCGCTTGTAGCGGCCCGCGGTGATCTCGGTGGTGACGCGGCCCTGCTGCGGCGCGTACTGGTGCGTGGCCACCACACCGATGCTGCCCACCATGTCGGTGCTGCCGTCCATGTACACCGAGCCGGCCGCGCTGCCGACCCAGTAAGCGCCGCTGGCCATCACGCCTTCGCTGACGGCCACGGTGGGCTTGTCGGCGGCCAGCAGGCGCACGGCCTCGGCCAGGGCGGGCACGCCGAACACGCTGCCGCCCGGCGAATCCAGCGCCAGCACCACCGAGCGCACATGCGGGTCGGCGTGCATGCTCTGCACCTGCTGGCGCGCCATCTGGGTGCTGATGCCGCCGCTGACGCGCATGAAGAGGTTTGCCTTGGGCGACATCACGCCCGACAGGCGCAGCACGGCCACGCCGCCGTGCTGCATTTCGTAGTCCTGCTGCTCGGCCGCCAGCGGCCGGCCCAGGCGGGCCTCGATGGCTTCGATGTCGATCTTCTCGCCGGCCAGGTGCAGCGCGTAGATGCGCTGGATCTCCAGCAGCTGGGCAGGCAGCACGGCCCAGGGCGAGGTCAGCAGGTCCAGCAGCTTCATGCGTGCGGGCTCCAGAAAGCGCAACCCCCGCACGGGGCGGGGGCTGCTGGGTGAGGGGTCCGGCGCAGGCCGGGCGCGCGGGTCATGCTGCCGGGCCGGCCTGCCAGGCGCCGGCGGGGGTGAGGTAGAGCTGGCGGTCCCCGGCGGCCGGGGCCGTCTTGGCGGTGCGCTTTCCAGCGGCGGTGAGGTAGAGCGTCAGATCGCCGCCTGCCGGGGCGGCTTTGGCTTGCAGGGCGCCTGTCACGATGGTCAAAGCACGGCCTGCCGCGGTGGTGATTTCGCCCTTGACCGGCGCGCCATGCGTCGTGCCGTCAGAGGCGACCCAGTACTGGTCGTATGCCGTGCTCGCGCTCGCGCCGGCCCACGGGGTGCCATCGTAGTCGCCCGCTGCTGTGTACGCGACAGAGCCCGACGCGAGCACAGTCACCGCGCCGTAGTCGACCCCCGCGTATACCTGCGCCCCGGTCGGCGCAGTGCTGCCGTCCGCGACGATGATGTAGTAGAGGGATACGGCCATGTCAGGTCGCCGTGATCTGCGGGGTCCAACCGCCGCTGGTCAGGGTGCCGGATTTGTAGGTGCTTGCGCTCAGGGTCGGAAGGGCCGAGCCGACAACGATGGTCAGGACCGGATCAATCCCGCCACTGGTCAGCCGCTTGACCGGCGCCGCGTCGCCCGGGGTGAAAGTCCAGCACTGGTACGCCTGCGCATACGTGCCATCAGCCGCGCCAGTGAACGACACCGACCCGTCAGAATAGACCGCCAGCACGCCATCGGACATCTGCGCTGCAAAGACCGGCGCAAACTCAACGCCGGCCGCCTCGTCGCCCGCCTCAACGTCATTCAGAAGCGGATTGTCGGCAGTGCCGCCCGTCCCGAAGTCGGCCACGCGCACGCCATACCGACCGTCCAGGCCAGTACGCAGAAACCCCCAGGCGCGTGACGGGATCAGCATGTCAGGTCGCCGTCATTGACCACGCCCACGTCTCGTTTGTAGCAGCGTCACGGGCGAGCAAACGATAGGTCGTGCCATAGCTCAGGTCGTTGTCGCCGAGGTCGGCCAGCCGCCCGGTGCTCGCCGTCGTCGCCGTGGCCGTGGCTATCACGGTAGATGGCGGCCACTCTGTCAGCGGGTACACGGCAACCTGAAGCTCCGTCGAGGTCACGAGCGCGGTCGTCGCCGCGCTGTTGCCGTCCGCAAATTCATAGCCGGCGCTGTTGAGTGCGAGCAGGCATTGTGTGACCGTGATGTTGAACGCTGGCGACGATACCGGGCTGTTGACGCCATCGTCAGCCTCAACCGTCGTCGAATAGGTGCCCGGCGCTGCCGTGGGCGTGCCGCTGATAACCCCCGCGCTGCTGTTGATCGTGATGCCTGTCGGGGCGCCCGTGAGGCTGTACGTCAGCGTGTCGGCGTCTGACACGAGGCTTGTGATGTCCTGCGTCGTGACCGCCTGCCCGCGCTTCGTGGACATCGCGCTCGGCGTGCCAGACCAGACCGGCGCGGGGTTCGACGCATCGGTCGTGAAACTCGCTGACACGACGCGATTGCTGTCGTTCGCAGCAGCGTCGGTATGGACCAAATGCGCGTAGTACGTGGTGCTGGCGGTCAGGCCGGTGGCGCCGAGCGTCTTTGCGCCGGTGCTTGCGACCGCTACCGACCCGGACCACGGCGCGGCAGACCCCGCGTGGTCTTGCCCTGCCTTGATCTGCGCCACGCTCGGCTGCGTCGCGCTGGTGGCGACCACGGCGTACAGGGTGCCGTTGCCCTCATCCGTCGTCGCGCCGACCGTGGCAGTGGTGCTTCCCGTCGTCGTGCCCACGGGGGACGAGAGGATGGGGGCAGTGGTGTCGCCAGCGCCATCCAACGTGGTGCGAATCCCGGAATCTACAAGCGTGGCGCAATCAGCGTCCGACAGTTCCTCGCCCCAGAACACAAGGTC